CAAGATTTGAAAGAGGATGATGCTGTGTTTAACCGCCTTGATGAGGGTGAATGGCTCACTCTTGAAAATGTTCGTCGTGCTGCGGATTCTTCCGATTGGGAAGCCTTCTGTTTAGCAATGGGCGGTGTGTTCGTGCGTCGTAATGACCAAACCGTTAAGCCTGTTTATCAAGTGCCTACCATCATGGAAAAACTGATTGATGAGTTTGGTGAAGAGCATACAACCACCCTAGCCTCTAAAACCCGTTACGGGGACGATGCCAACACTCGTGTGATTGGTGTGGTCTTCAAGGCTGCTTACCTTGCGACGCGTGGGCGTCAATGGAAAACCGAAAACAAAGAACAATTCCTTCGTGGCACCAAACGCATCATGACAGGTGTTACCGACATCTTTGAGGTGTTAGAACGCGAAGGCGAATACCAACGTATGGCTGATGAGCAATACGATCAGTACCAACAATATTTACAACGTGTCGATGAGCTTACGGCTTTTGCTTTTGATGAGTCGCAATGGCCTGCGTTCGTGGGCGCAGCCCATGACGTAGGTGATTTCGATTCATCCTTGGACTTGTGTCAATAACTGTCACCCTTTTAAAAATTGGAGCACTCAAATGATTATCAAAGGACGCATCAACGATGCTGACGATATAGAGAAGAAAACGAATACCAATGAGAAAACGGGTGAATCCCGTGACTCTGGCACAGTGAAACTGCAACTGTTTAACCCGTCTGAGGTGGTCGATTGCCGTGTATCTCCTGACGTATGGGATTCAATGGGCGGTGGTGCTGATTTACAGAAAATCATCGATAAGAAAGTCGAGTTTAAGATCCAACACGTTGAACGTTCTTTTGCGGGTGACGGTGGCAAGCACGTGAGCTTTTCAGGCTGGCATTTGTTGGCTGTTCCTTCACTTGAAAGCAAAACCACACAACAAGGCTAACCCATGACGGACTTAAACCCCGAAGACATCACAAAGATTTTATTTTGTGTCGGTTTGGTCATTTGCTTCGCGCTTGGGGCGATTAAAGGCGGTCAACGATGATTGAAATTGTTGCCTATCTGTTCGGGGCGTGGGGTTTAGGTTGGTGTTTTGGCTTCTCGATTCTAGCGTACAAAAAATTCATTGAAACTACTTACACCGGGTAAGTGTTTCTTATTTCAAACCCTCAATAATGAGAACAATACTATGTCAAAGATTAAAACAGCGTTAACCGTTCACCAAAACAAACTAGTTGCAGCTGGCCTGATGGTTGTGTCGGGCTCTTCGTTTGCTGAAGGTACTGGCGCGGCTGCTGCGTTTACGGCTGTCGGTGCTCAAGTGACGGAATATGAAGGTTATACATGGCCTGTCATTCTGGCTGTAACGGGCGCATTTATCGGTATCAAACTGTTCAAGAAATTCGTTAACAAAGCCGTTTAATCGAATAACCCTATCACTGCGTTATTCACATTCTGGGCGGCTTAGGTCGCCTTTTTTTATGGGGTTAATATGTGTCGATTACTTATCGTTTTCGTTCTTTTTTTTGGTTCTCTTCATTCATTTGCGGGTGTTGTTGCTGTTAATGGTCAATACCCATGTAATGTTGAAATGCCTAGTGCGGGCGCGCTTGGGCAGTGTTACGTTGATAGAGTACGAGTCTTTGGTTCTAGGGTTTTAGGTTTTACTCGGGATTCCAATAAAAGCCTAAGGCTTAAATTAGAGAATGGGCAGAGGCCATGGCTTTATTTTAGTGGTCAAGATGATGCTCCCGAGCCTGAGGATAAGTATTGTGATACCGCAGCAGGAAAAGGCGCATTAAGTAGTGCCATTAGTGCTTGTATGGATAACCCTCCAATGGGTTATGAAAATACCCATAGTTATTCTTGTAGCAATCAGGCAAAAGCTATCTTAGGCGGCTGTAATTCAAAGCCTATTGATAAACCTTGTACGGGGGATGCCTGTAGTGGTTCAGGCGGAGATGGCGACAGTGGCGACGGTGGCGATGGTGGCTCTTCATCCGGTGGCGGTTCAAGTGGTGGCGATGGTGGTTCTTCATCCGGTGGCGGCTCATCTGGCGGTGATGGTTCTGGCAATGGTGGCGGGAACAAAGGCGAAAAAGGTGACAAGGGAGATAAAGGCGATACAGGAGAAGCAGGCAAAGACGGTATCGATGGGGAAAAAGGTACTGACGGCATAGATGGTATAAATGGAAAAGATGGAATAAACGGGGCTGATGGTCGCGATGGCGTTGACGGTTTAAATGGCTCAAATGGTCGTGACGGTGTTGATGGTGAACGTGGTGCATCGGGTAAAAATGGCATTGATGGTGTTAATGGTTTAAATGCCGAACCCGCTGATCTTCGGCCTGTATTAAATAGCATTAGCAGTTTAAAGAGTTTTAATGCCAGTGAGTTTAATTCTGCTGCTGCAAGTCGTCGTAATTTAAGCTCTAGCCTTGATTCCATATCAGCGTTAACCAGTGGCTTGGGTGGCAATATTGATGCGCTGAAAGTCTCAAATAAAAACGCCCTATCCGATGTTAAAAATGCCACGGATAGCTTGGGCGCTAAATCCGATGAGCAAACCGCCTATCAAAAAATCATTGCTGACAAAATGGCAGAGCTTAACGATAGCTTTGGCGTGGGTATTCCTGAACTCGATAAGAAGTCTGAGCGTAATAATCAGTTACTCGATGACATAAAAAAAATGACTGAAACTAATGCTGATGTTTTAACTGCTGAAAATCAAGCCCAGTTAGATAAAGCCTTCGCGCAATTTGATGAAACCAAAAAACAAACCGACCTACTGTCGAATATAAAAGAATTAACCGCAGAACTCGGGGATAACTCGGTCACTGATAATGAATTGAAGTCGGTGAATGACAAACTCGCCCAAATGAATAATCAATTAAGTTCGAGTAACAATAAGCTAGATTCTATTGATAAAACGCTGTCTGACAATGACAAAAAAGATGATAGCCGTACCGCTCAGTTATTAGCTGGCCTTGCAAATAACAATGCTCAAGGTGAAAGCCGTTGGCGTGAAATGCGTGACCAATACAAACAAGGCAATGATGATTTAATTGATGCCGTTGGTGGTGTCGAAGGTGCTATCGATGAACAAACTGACCGCTTATTAGAAACAGGATTAACAGCTGGCGGTGTGAATGGTACGGCAAATAAATCCAACGGTATTGTTGACGGCATAATGGATGATGCATTGGGACAATATGTTGAGGCCATTGAATCCTCTACTGATGACATTGCGTTAAACGAATCCAGTTTCTCGGTGCTTCAAGATAGATTCAATGCCTTGGTGGGTGTGAACTCCACTTGTGTCTCAATGAAATTCGGCATGTTAAACATTACCTGTGAAGCCTCTGACCGCTTTAAACAGTATTTCGGTTTCATCCTGTATTTCCTCACCATGCTGACACTCTACGATATTTTATTCACGGGCATCACGCCTGATCCTGCACGCGCCCCTGGTCGAAAGAGGTTCTAAATTTATGATCCAGTTTGCTATTTTACCTATCCTCGCAACGGTCTCAGAAGCATTGGCTATTCCTGCCCTTGTGACGTCTATTTTCGCAATCGCGACGACGGTCTTTGCATGGTTTGCGACGTGGTTTACCAAGAAAATTGCGATCAATTTAACGATACTCACACTGATTCTCGGGCTCGCCTTTGCGGCATTTGTCGCCATTGAAACTATGGTGTTGGGTTTGTCGTATGTTGCCCCCGAAGGGCTGGTCAAAGGGTTCGGAATGATAGTCCCAAGCAACCTTATTCCTTGTGCGTCCACGGTTTTCTCTGCGCGTGTCGTGCGTTGGGTGTGGGAATGGAAAGCTTACACCATCAATATGATGGCAAGCTAGGAGGTGTTATGGCTGTTTATGTTGTAACAGGAAAACTGGGTGGCGGTAAGTCCATTATGTCCGTGGCGCGTATTCAGGAGCGTCTGCAAAAAGGCTGTAAGGTCGCGACCAATCTGGATTTGAATTTGGTGGCACTGCTAGGACGAAAAGCCAAGCAAAGCCGTGTACTACGTGTACCGGATAAACCCTGTCTGGATGATTTACTCGCCATAGGAAAAGGCAACCTAACACTCGGCAAACCGATATTTGATGAAAGTAAAAACGGATTATTGGTGTTGGATGAGTGTGGTACGTGGTTCAACTCCCGTTCGTGGAATGACAAAGGCCGACAAGAAATTATTAACTGGCTGCTTCATGCCCGAAAATTGGGTTGGGACATTATTTTCATCGTTCAACACCTTTCAATCATTGATAAACAAGCCCGTTTAACCTTGGCTGAGCATGTGGTTTTTTGTAAGCGAACGGATCGCATTATGATCCCTTTAGTGGGTACGTTAATCAAAGCCTTTACAGGTAATGCGGTTCGATTGCCTAAAGTGCACATGGGTATTGTGAAATACGGTGACGAACAAAATGCGCTAACCGTTGACCGTTGGAGTTGTTGGGGCGCGGGGTTGTATTCGGCTTACGATACACGGCAGGTATTTTCCCACAATTATGATCATGGTGTGTTCTCGTACTTGCCGCCTTATTACACCAATTACCGTTATCGCGTTCCAATGACAGTCAGGAATATTATGCGTATTACTAAAATTTACTTTAAAACAATTTCTCGCCCGTTGGCGTTCTTGGCGGGTATCGCTGTCTCCTACTTCATTTTTGATTCTGGTAATGATGGGATTATCTCGCAAGCGGTTGCCAGCGTAGAATCAGTGGATGTCTCAACGTACAAAAATTATAAGATTGTGTCTTATTCTAAAATGCCCAATGCCACGCCTTTCTATACGCTCAAGCTCGATGACAAAATCATTACTTCCGATGCGCTTACAAAATTAGGGTTAACTCTAACCAATGTGTCTCGCTGTCAGTTGAAGATCACCAACCAAAAGCAAGAATCACTTTCTCTAATGTGTGGACGCTAATATGAAACGTTTCTTTTTCCTTGTTGCTCTAGTTCTTGCCCTGCCCGTTAATGCCAAGTTAATTGACGGATTTGAGGCGCACAATATGCCGATTACTGAATTTGTCGATTGGTACTCTGACGCGCTGAAATTGAATGTGATTGTTGATGAGGGTGTTAAAGGCGCGGTGTCCTTCTCTGCACCCGAATTAGATACTACTGACTTTCAGCCTTTTGTTGATGCGGTACTGGTTTCAAATGGCTTTAAAATGACGCCTGATGACGGTTTTTACCGTTTATCACTGGTCGGTATCAATGATGCCAATAAAGATGAAAAGCTGGTTATCGTACCGCCAGTGACAAAGTTCTATGATTTGAATTATGTTGAAAACGTCAAGATAAGTGACTTGATTCAAGCGGTATTGACGGCTTATTCAAAGAATACAGGTGAGATGCAAACTGCCTACTCGGTGATTACTTTACCCAATATCAACGCAATGATTGTTACGGGGTCACCTTCTCAGTTGACGCAAATTGATAATCTGATTAAGCGTGTTGATGTCAGGCGTAAACAGGTGTTGATTGATGCGGTTGTGATGGATACCCGCCTTGGTGACAGTGAATCTATTGGCGTAAGTTTGGATGTGTTGTTAGAAGGTGCGGGATTTCGTTTAATCTCCAATCCTGTCTCGTCGATTAAGGAATCGTTTAAAGGCGGCAATATCATTTATGACAAAGGTGATGTGAGTGCCTTGGTGACGGCCATTACGCAAAACCAGAATACCAAGCTCTTGTCTAAACCTTATCTGTTGGTGATGGACAGAGAAAAAGGCTCTATTAATGTGGGTCAGAACGTGCCCTTCTTAGTCTCCACTGAAACCTCAAACAATGGATCATTAGTACAAAAAATTGAACGTCAAAATGTGGGGCTGGGTTTGAGTGTTGTGCCTCATATCGTGAATGATTCGGTGGTACTAGGCATAAATCAAACATCATCGAGTGTGTCAGACAGTGATATCGCCTCTGATATTATTACCAACAATCGAGAAATTAATACGGTTGTTCAAGTGCTCGATGGTCAGTCTATTATCTTGGGTGGTTTGGTGTCGGATGAGTCGAGAAAATCAGAATCTGGTGTGCCGCTATTGAAAGATATACCGTGGATTGGGGGGTTATTTAGAACAACTTCTGATAAGTCGGTAAGCTCTCAAATGTCCGTATTAATCAAGGTCACGGTAATATAACATTTCTGGTATGTTATTTTTTGACATACCAGTATGTCATCTTTTAACGTACCTTTTCATTTACGAAGTCTACCTTCGCCTAGTTCCTGAGCTTCATAAAATGGCGTAGCCATATAAGACCACGCTCTACACTCCAATTTTTCGACATAGCTAGCTGGTCGAAACAGTTACTGACTCAAAAATCCGCATTAACCGCCCTTCACACTGCCAAGCCGCTTTTGCTCTTAGCTAAACAACTAGCACTATATTTTGACTAATAAATCATCAGATTATAACAATTCTGAATTGATAACATGATCAATATCATATGCATTAATATTGCTGCGAGATTTCGTACATCAAATGTATAACTTTTTGTACATAAAGAGCTAAAATAGCAATCACCAAACGTTAAAGGGGCTTGTGTGGTTCTTTACCCTGCTAAGTCAGATATTTAACGCAATGAATATCCATAAAAGATTGTTCAGTTTGTTTTGCAGTTATGAGTTCACTTAGATTTATCGATATTGGAAATAGGAGGATTTATGAATAGAAGGAGCAAAACAAGGTTAGTTTCATCAATCGCCATTTTCATTAGCGGATATACTCCTTTATTTTTAATTATGATTATTAAAGATATTAAGGACTTTGTATGGTATGAGAAAACATTGGAAACACCTTTTTTTTGGGTTAGTAACATTAAAATACCGTATTGGGTAACAGTAACTAATTCAGACGTTGTAATCACTCTAATAATACTATCTATAATAAGCCTTTTATTACTTGGGTATGTACTGGGTAATATAACAAAGGACCCATTTGATATAACAGTAATCTCGGCAAAATGTCGTTCTAGTGAAGTGGTTAATTATACTATTCCATACATGATTTCTTTTGTCGCTTTTGATTTGAGCAAGTGGCAAGACATCTTTTCTCTAGCATTGTTTCTGAGTGTTCTTTGTTTACTTTCAATTAGGAGTCAAAGTGTCTTTATTAACCCTATTTTGGCTGCTATTGGATATGGACTATATGATTGTAGCTATAACGAAGGTGATCAAGTAAAAGAATGCGTAATGCTATCAAGAAATGACCTACTAGCTAATACAAAAGAGAAATTTGTTAAGTTAAATAACTATATGGGAATAATCTCAAAGTAAGGAATGTTGGATGCAAAGTAAACTGCAAACCCTTGAAAATATTAAAAATGTAGATTTTGGATCAATAGCCAGTCGTTTATGGGTGATAAAGAAAAATAGCAGAGCTGGTGTGAATAATTATAAAGCACTATCTGCATCAATTGATGGGTTAAATAATGATCTAGTTGGGGCATTAAAAAAATTCTTTTGTGGTACTCAAAACTCTGTCGAACCAATTAGAAATTTAGCTGCATACTCAGCTCTTACTGTTGATACTGATGAAGATAGAGCTTTAGTCCATAGCATCCAAGAAACTGATTTTTTAACGATTATAACTAAAGTTCGTCAAGGTGCAGATAATGAACCTGTTGAAAACATTCAAGAGTTCAATAATGCATGGGCTCTAGTTGTTGAGTTTACATTGGAAAATCATACATTTTATGCATTTTCTAAAGTTAAAGGTGGCTGGAACCTAAAGCGAACATCATCAGCTAAAAATTGGATTTTCAGTGATGGTGATTTTAAAAAAGTAGAAGTTGATAAAATTTTCACTTTCAGAGATTACTTTGACTTTATTGCATATGGTGATGACGTATTTATTAGAGATAAAGCAAACTATGAATTAGGACTTAACATTCGAGAAGGATTAGAAGCTAAAAGAGATGTCCTTGTTGATGCATTAGCTGAGCAAGGAATTATTACTTCTGTAGACGATTTGAAAATTGCTATTGGAACCAACAAAACCTTATTGAGGCGACTCGTAGCTGTTGAAGAGACTCGATACTATGAAGACCAACAGTTTATTGAGGAAATGAAAGAAGTTGTTGATAAACATGGCTGGCATTCAAATCTCACTGTTGATGATAATGGTAAGTTTATAATTGATGAAAATAATATTGACCTCTTCTTAAAGTTAATAAATGACAAAAGATTCATCTCTCTAATTAAAAAGCAGATGGTTGATGCAGATACTGTTGAAGTTGTTAAGCAAGAAGTTACGGAATAGCGACTAGTATGTTTAACCTTACTCCGTTTAGTAATACGGGGAAAGGTTAAACATACGTTTACGGCCATCATTCTGGTTTTGGTTAAGTTATATCTTGGGGCATTAAATAAAAATGTTAAGCAATAGTCATATATTGAGGTTTTATGTCCGAAAACAGTGACACATTGGACTCTATTGATTCCATGAAAGAAAAAGATGAAAACACTGATACATTGAACTCTATTGATTCTACAAAAGAAAAAGTATCGACGGAACGAGAAATAGATAGAATGCTTTTAAATCCCAGTATGTTTATTATAGCCTTTCTTTTTTATGGGGGGCTTATTTGGCAGTTCTGGCTTTCTGATGATGATGTTTACGTCGATAAATTAGTAACTAAAATAAATGTCACTAAAATGGTTGAAAATGGTGCAGATCTTGAATCAATAAAACATTTTTATGGAAACCTCACCGGAGAGGAGTGGGGTTTTATCTATCGCTGGGATAAAGACAAAGCTAATTTTTATCTTATTGATACACCATTACTCACTGTCTTAAAGGACTTAAAAAGTGATACTTATTTAGATTCAAATTTTAGTTCAAAGCAACGTGATGGTTTAAATACTATCATCGCTGAATACCAACAGAGAAATCCTTTTGAAGGTTTAGAACAGGCTCAAAAAGATAGTTTTGAAAATATTAGAACAAAATTAGCAAATAATTTTGACGATGTAAGTTCTGATTTCTATAAAATATCGGAAGATTTGAAGCAGAAAAATTTGTTAGTAAATCAATACCTATCAGACTCTAAAACCAGTTTATATGTATCAATTGCGTCCTTGGCATTCGCATTCATCACAACATTTGGTTCGCAGTACTTTTATTGGAGACGGAAAAAGAATATTAAAGTTGAACATGAGTTTAGCTAACAATTGTATCAACACGTTTTATAACACTCAGCATTTTTGATACGGAAACTAACAGCCAACCCTCCTGCTGCTGACTGTTAGAAAAACTAGAACTACTGATTAACTGCTTCTGCGGTTCTTCGGTAGTTCTTTCAATTGTCTTGCTGTTCTAATTATTTTAGACATGTAATCCCTATCTCCCTCAGCTCCAATTTCAATTAAAGCATTTCCCGTTATTATCCTGTCAGGTGTTAACCCCCAACCACTTGGCGTTATCAACTCCCCTTTAGCCATACGCCACTGCCTCCAATTATCATCAATTGAAGACAATTCTCGTCCAGAATAAAGTTTCATCAAGCGCCTACACTCTGGAGGGATCGACTTTCCTTTATCCCACTCCGTGACCGTTCTCACACTTTTAAAACAAAGTTCTGCTGTCTCTTTAATACTTAGCTTGCACAAGTACATACGAAAAATGAAGTTATCAGTTATCTGGTTACTATTATTCAATTGGACGCTATTTTTAAAGCAATAGATTAAACCAGAATATGTAACTCGTTTAACATAACGAACCATAATACGCACCGAGGGGTAGCTTTGTTAACATTTGAACGGCACTTACGAGTCACTAACGAAACCTTTATTAATAAGGCTATTTAAAGGTTTGGAAACAGTTAGTTATCTCAACGCACCACGCTTTTCATCATGTTAGCAAGCCGCTACGTTACGGACTGAATGAAAACCATGGTTATGTCGCTGATGTCGATATGTGGGTAAAAACGGACTATCCATCGCCGCCATCAATTAATCATGCCGTTATCAATCGGAAATAACTTTCTAAATGGAAACAATTTTGCGAGGTATATCATGTTGCATGAATCGTTCGTCAAACTTTTTTGGCGCCATTTTGACTCAATTCCCCAAGCTGCTGCGTGGTTTCATGTCAAGCCCGTGACCGTCAAACGTTGGTTATCGGGCTGGATGGACGTGAATCCGATGGCTGAGAAACTGCTCTTAATTCGTGCCCGTGGCTATTTACCCGATGATTCTCGTTGGCAAGGTTTTCGGGTTGATGAATACCGGTGCATTATCATTACACCCGAAGGCAGACAATTTAGCCCTAAAGAACTCGATTCATGGGCTGTGCGGTTTGATGAGTTTCATGCGTTAAAGCGACTGTACGAACTGGACTATATTCCTGTGCGATCCAATGTGGTCACGCCATTACCATTTCGTGGTGGTCATCGGATTAAAGCTGCAAAAAGTGACACTGTGACGAAAGAGAAAAAGAAGGAATATCGACGCGCTATGGCAGAAAGAAAAATAGCCAAGTAACTTCCCTAGCCTCTAGCTATAAATAAGCCCGCGTTCGCGGGCTTTATCAACCAAACTGAGATAACCGCCAAAGAGAAAAAGAAACACGACAGGAATAATAAAATCAAACAGTTAAGTAAATCCAAAGATCGTACACCCAACGAAATATACTTCTTGTTTTATGGTTATCATTCTTCGCCTTAGTTTTGCACATACATATAAGGAAATATGAATGAGAAGTTTAGTTATAGCTGTCTCGGTAGCATTATTATCAGCATGTGGCGGCTCGTCTGATTCACAAGCCACGGGAAACACTGCGATCTCCCCGACTCCATTAATTCAACCCAATGGTATCTATAAATCAGATAATGCAGTGATGATCATTGATACCGAGATTACTCACGGCGTCCTTGCTGCTGATTCAAGTAATAATCTGTATCTATTCGATACGGCTACAGTAAGTAATGACACATTAGATCTTAAAGGCATTCACCTTTGGTCTAATAGCATTAGCTTTTACAATGCATCACAGACAGCATCTATGACATTCAATGACAATACAGCCAGCGTAATGGCAACCATTGATAACCAGTCATTTGTTCATACTTTCGTTAAGCAGCCTGATAGTTTGTCTCTTAATCAATTAATCGGCACACATACCAATACAGATGATGGTTCAACATGGGAAATTGATTCAGCGGGTAATATTACGATTAATGGCATGTGTACTTTTTCTGGTACGTTGACCAAAAATGACCATTACTTCAAGGTTTCAGTGACGGCAACAGCTTGTAGTCCTTCAAGCTACAACGGGAATTACAACGGGGCTGCATTTACGGTGGATGATAACGGTATTACCCAACTCATAGGCGCACTTTATAGTGATGTGGGTATAGTTTGGGGAACAGTTCCGGTTAATTAAAAAATGAGCCCGTAATTGCGGGCTTAAACAATTGGCTACGCGTGATTGATCTCAATCAATAGAATATTAAGAAATCTTTTGCACATGACTTTTTCTAACTATACCTATAAAGCAAGTAATTAAAAGTTAAGGAGCAACTGACTATGCCTGATGACAAATCAGAAAGCATGAAAGAGTGCATCACCAAAGAACTAGAAGATACAAATATAGTCATTGGTGGAATGATTTCAGATCCCGGTGGACATAAGAGGAAGAACGCAGAAAAAAACTGTAAATACGAAAAAATGAAAAACCCGAAAGAATTTGAAAAAAAACATGGTTCTTCTGACTGATTTATATCGATTGCGGCTAATTCTTCAACGAAGTTAGCCGCCTCTGTATAACAACTATATTTTCATTCGTTTTGCTGATTATTCCACTCTAATTTCATGATCCGCTTTTCATGGTGTGCCAGCATCTTTTTGAGCTCACTTAGTACTGATTCATGCGCCTTTACTGAACGAAAAAGCAGGTAACAAATAATAAGGGTTGGGGGCGTTACTCCCAGTTCTGCAAAGAGCTTTATCAGTTCTCCCATCCAGATCCCCTATTTTTTCTCTTTCCTGAACGTATCCCATAAGCCAATCAACATGGCGGCTACGGCTGGAATTACGCCCGACATTTGAACACCTGACTCACCAATAGTCACATCGGCCAGTTCTGTGTTGCCTGTTAAGATCCCCGCGGCAACGCTGGCGATAAGTACCAAACCGGTTTGGGTGCTTCTCTGTTTAAAGTCGATCATAACCATCCTTTTTTACGTAGAAACTTTAAGGTGTACGCGCCAATCACGACACCGACAACGCTGATACCAATGCTTTTTACGGTTGGATTCATGCCAGTTTTACCCCTTCTAATACCGTGTCGATTGGGTAGCTCTGCCCGACTTCCATTCGTGCCATCGCTTTGATGATGTTCGCCGCGACATGATCGTTGCTGACATCAATTGGCGCATGCTTGCTGATACCCATCCATTCACTGACCATGTTGGCGTAATGGTCAGTTTCATTTTCATGGCTTGGGGCAAAGGTATGCACGATGCTGTGAATGGTATTGATACCGCGTCGCTGGTAGCTTCTTAGTACACGAGCGCCCGCTCGAAAGCCGTATTTGTTATCAGAAAAAATACAAAACCGCCCGTCTGTGCCTTGTTGGCCTAGCCAGTTATTGCGTTTGCTGTATTCAATGTTGAGCGGGTTTTTGTTACGGATACCGCGAACCGTTGAGCCTGTTGTCATGTCACTCTCGATTATGTTGTTGCTTGATGGTGTGAACGTTCGATTAGTGCGTTGATACCAAAGCATCAACGCGGTTACGCTGGTTAAAACAATCAGCGTTTTCATGGTTACGCCGCCACATAGTCAGGCATGTCGTAATAGTGAATTTTATTCACGCTCTTGGTGTAATAGGCTTCAATATCATATTTTATGCTGGTATCAGCGGCGGGACTCACTCCCGATAATACAAACTGATCGCCCTGTTGAGTCATGGTTATAAGGCTAGGAAAGTTATTGCGTGGGATACCTTGCTCTACAACATGAACCAGTAGATGCTTGCTCGCACCATTGGGGTACAGCATTGCTGGCAATGGGAAACTGGCATTGTCTTTAATATCTGCCGCGTTCACTCCCGTTGCGATTTTAATAAATTGCTGATCATCAAAATCAATGTGTGTGTTGGCAATTTCAGGGATGAAATCAGGCTCACCTCCGCAATACACGCCAGCCCCCAGAATGTATGAACTCATGTTGTAAGTTTTTACATCTAGCCGCTCAACAAAGAAGGCGAAATGCGTACACCCCGTACTAGCAAGATCAATATCATTTAGCCACACATCAAACTCTTGATGTGTGCCTTGTCCATGTGCGATTTTTGATGCGACATAACCAGTCGCTTTAAAATTTTCATCCAGTTTAACAATGCCAAACCGTGTCCTTTCAGTGCCGCCGCCACTCATTAAGCGCAAATAACAGCTTGTTGTTTGTAAGGCGTCACGGCTTACCGCTGGCACTCTAAACACTTGAAACAGAACTTGCTTATAGTTGAAAGCGTTATAACGCAATGCGCCTTCTGTCGTATTAAAGCTCCAATGGTCATAACGAAATGTTCCCGACCCACCGATAGGCACTTCGCCACCCCAGTTAGGGCTTGTTTGAAGTGCTACCTGACCCGTAATAGATAACGAGTCATTGTTATCTTTTGTTCCGTAAGGTTGGTTCCATCGGTCAGAGCCTCCGTTTACAGCGGCATCAATTGCCCCCACAAATCCGGCATTTCTCAGCAAATTATTACTGAATGCATGTGGATCAACATCGCTGCCACTGCTTGCACCTTCCAACAATGTAAGACGTCTTAATAACTCCGCAGCGGTGGCTTCAAACTCATCAGCAAGAAACTCTACTTTGTTGCGTGGATCGCCAACGGGTAAACGCTGGCTTAATGTTTTCTCTGTCATCGAATCACCTCAATGATTTCTATTGTGTCGTTGTCAGTACCTGAAAAGCTCAAACTGCCAAAGCTGTCTATTCGCTGCTTTTCCCCCGCAGATAATGTGAAGCCATTACCAATGGTGACAACATCCACATTGGTTAAACTGGCTTTTAGCAAAACGTGACAACGTAATGAATTAGCATCTAATACCGCTTGCCCGCTGGCGATGGTTAATAGCGATGTCTCAACGGAGGCACCGCCAACGGGCTTGGTTAATACAGGGGTCGTGGCATAAATACGTAATGCTTGCCCTGTTTCTAGCTGCACTTTGGGTAGCTGTGAAATCGCCAGTTGTTGATTCTCAGCCAATACCACTTCTGGCAAGGATGAAATAGCAACCTGTTGATTTTCAGCAAGTTGCATGGCGGGTAATTCGGATACTTTAACGGCTGGCATTTGTGACACGGTCACGGACTTGCCATCCATTGGGGGGACGTATTGCCCAAAGCCATACAGAATTTCGACGTTGCCCGCCTCGCCCAAGTTCTCAATGGTGACTAAGCCGCTCAGGTTGTCATCAATGATTTGAGCACCTTGCTGTAATCGGTATTCCCCACGCTCTGTCTGCAGTAAAACCTTATCGTTACAGGCTTCGACATACAGAAATTCACCCATAATCTGAAATTGGTTACGTTGGCGCGGTTGCATGAATTGTTTAAAGCTCATTACTTCTTACCTCGCATCACGAACGCCACAACCAACAAGAACGCGATCACTGAAATAACAATGGTCATCTGTTTTGAGGTTGCCACTTGCCCGCCGTCGATTTTCATTTCAGCCAGCTCTTTGAGGGTTTCAAGGTTGTCGGTATTTTGCTTGGCTTGATTCCCCGCTAGCCCTGCCACGTACTGCAAGTTTTCACTGTGTGAATTGCTCACCAGTTTGGTGGTATCGCGGCTGAGTGCGATTGCATCACTGGCAATGTCTTTATTCGCATCAATGGCATCGCTGCCTAAATTGGCTGCAATCCCTAATGCTTTCACGTTGCTGGTTAACGCTAATTCGCCTAACTCTGCGGCGCGTTCCATCGCGCCGTGGTCGGTCATGGTCACATCAATGTTTGAGTCATTAACGCCTGCAATGGTGACACCTAAATTGTCACCTGAAATGGCATTCTGACCACTGGTGTTGGTACTTTCTGTGGTGTTCTTACTGGAGCTACTGCCGCCGCCACCCATTACGAACCCTCCAAGCTAAGTGACAACACGGTGTCATGTGTCGTCGTGTCTAAAATAGAAAAGCCAAAGCGTTGTAAAATGCGTGTCATGCCTTGGCGCACTGTGTGATACTTAATGGAGCGGTAGCCCTGTGATTTGACGGCCTCAATAATGGTTGGCGCGGCATGTGTCAGCCCGCGCCCTGTCATAGCTAGAATGAGGTAGTCATTCTCTGGCGTTACCATCCCCACAAACCGAACCGACACGCCTTTGCTTTTTAAGTGGTACAAGCTGGCGTGTTTGTTTTTCACTGCATCACAACAAAACTCAAATTCTGTTTTAGCGTTCTGGACGCGATCAAACGCTGGACGCAATAACAAAAATTGGCTGTGAATATCAGCGCGGTTTGGTCGCATCAGTTGTAAGCGCATTAGCCCACCTTTTTCACTAAGAACCAGACCGCCATCAACGCTAATAAGACAGGAAGCCAATTGGATAACATATTGCCGCCACCCATGTTGATGGCACCCACCTTGAAACCCATGTTGGATTCAGACGTTGCGGTTGATGGTCCTGCCGCACCACCGCCCGCACTGATTGGCATCGAACCGCCTGCCGATGCTCCGAGACCGGGGATCATTTCATCACCCCCATGATGTTGGCTAACCAAAGCCCCATAACGACAAAGAGCAAAATCTTAAGCGTTCGGGAAAAGGCTTCACCGCTAAACAATCCGCCCGCAAAGCCGATACTGCCCGCGAATAACGGCCAAAATAGAAATGGCATTTATTTACCTCGCATCATTAGCATCATGAACATCATCAAGACCACAACACCGCCGCCAATCATCAACATATTGTTGTTCACTGGCGCGTACGCTATCGGTTGACCCGTTGGCTGTTGCGCTTGCTCTTGTTTTGGGCGGTTTTCTTCGGGCGCGGCTGACGCGACTTTCTCAGATTCACTATCAAACCAAGCATCAACCAAACTTTCACCACCCGTAAAAATAGAGTCGGTAATTCCGCTGAGGCTTTCGCCCCAGCTATCCATTAAACTCATGGCGTCCCCTTATGCCGCGTTCGGCAATGGCTTGACCTGTTCAACCGCTTCAACAATCACCGGAATACTGCCGACTTCGTTTTTATCCAGCTCGAAACACAATTGGCTACGGGCGGCAGTGTTTAACATGCCATCGGCACCAAAGCCGTAACGGATAAAGTCGAGGCTAAACCAACCCACGGTTTGCTCTTTCTTTGATTGAGCAAGATCGTAAGCGTTGTCATCTTTGGTTATGTTCATTTCTTCGTAGGTATCACGAATCACACGAACACGTTGAATGGAATCATCTTTGAAGTGGATACGTTTGAGGTTTAACCCTGCGCTACGTTCTGAAAAGTCGAAAGGCGTTCGACCCGATGCCGCAGCAAACCAAGTCAACTCATACAAGCGCGGCATGTAGTAGCGTTCGGCTTGTGCTGGCAGAACGTGGGCACGAGCACGCATTGTCGGTGCTTTTACTGACGCGTCTTTGGCTTTTAGTGTGATGTGAATAAACCATATTTCACCCGCTAAGGTAACGAGGTCTGTTTGGCGAACACCAATCTTGGTACGCAACGTCGCATCACCAAATGAAATGGTATAACGACCCGCTTGCGCGTAGTTTTTACGGTGGGCTTGCAGTGCAACCAGTGTTTCACCCGACACGCTGAATTTAGCCGACCCATTCAAAGACACTTCAACACGTTCAATGTCTTTGGGATCGGTAATATCCGTCACCAATTCAATGCTGTGATAAGTCGGACCCGATACCATGCGCAATGAAGCGCGATTGCCCCAACCTACACCTTCAATTGGATCGAGTTCTTTAGGGCGTGGCGCGAAGTTTGTGCTTAACAGTTCCATGCTTGCCCCTTAACCGATTTGGTCTTCAACGGCATCAACATTATTTGATGCCCAGACAACGCCAGCTGCGACAAGCAGTGCAATCACAGCTGTGACTGCATACCCTTTAGTTTTTGCATTCATGTTTATTAGCTCTCTGTATAAACGTGGTTAAGAGCCAATAGGAAAGCAGGTGATTCGGTTTTAAGGCAAACGAAAAAAAGCCCGTGAACCTATAGGTTTACGGGCTTTTGAATATTAGACTTGAATCAAATTAAGTTAGTACTTTATTTTTTGAAATTGCTTCATCAAGAGATATTATAAAATCAGTTATAGCTATACTACTAAGTGATTTTGAATGTTGCTCTAAATGAACTTTCATTTCAGACAATAGCGATGAATAAAAACCACATTCAAGTTTTAAGTTAGGGTTCTGATGTGTTCTATTATATCGTTCTATAACTATCTTGCTTATTTTGTTTATATCCCTGCATGATTGCCCCTTAAAGGCAGACAAAAAATCTTCCGCCTTTACTTTGTTTAATATACTTCTATTCTTAAAGGAACTATATTTTTTACCTTCGGATAACATATCATCAAGGCGATCTATGTCATTTTCAGTATAAAATAGAAAGTTATCAATGTAGGCTTCCATATTTCCCGAACTCATATTTAAATAAACCTCATCAATAAAATCATTAATAGAACTCAATCGAGGTGAATCAAAATACACTCTTCCTTTATAGGCGCTGTCATATGCCCTACTATTTATATAATCGAAAAGTTTTTCCTCAGACAGATAAAGTATTGAATTCTTGGCATCGGAAATTATTTTTTCAATGTTCAAATCGCCCACGCCCTTGTCATCAAGAAAATAAAACAAAGCGATAAGGTGTTTGATTTGCCCTACTTCTGAGTAAGTTGCTTTTTCTAATTTTATTGATTCCCTTTCAATGAGCCCATTAAGTTCTTCATCCTTAATTCCCCATAATTCCCATAATTCTTCCCAACCATCAGGTATGTACCTTTTATAGGATATACCTTCTATGTACCTATAATCCACATGCCCATCGACAATGATTCTCTTCCAATCGTCAGGACTAAGATTACTATCAAACATAGAATACCCATATTTAGTGATTATACTTTTAAAATAACTTTTCTTTTCAGTACTATCTTCAGGGAAAGTTTGAAATCCATGTACCAATCCTTCAAATAATGCATCATTATTATTAAGTGTATATTCTAAAGCAATTGGGAAATAACAATAAAACAAAGACCTGATTGCTTCGTGATTATCTATAAATGAAGGGGAAAAATTACTCGATATAAAATCGAAATCAATAAGTACTTTTTTTAATACTCGAAGGTTTGTAATTTCAGCCTTTTCACTGACGCTAATTATTTTTTTGATTTCTTGTTTGTAAAGACGGCTAGTGACTGGCGATTTTTCTTGAATAGTTGTGGTAAGGTTTTCTATAAATAACCTTATGTTTGTTTTTACTTTAAATGTTTTACCAATCGTTTTTTCTTTAATATTTGAGTACGAATTTAAATCACAGTTTTCAACTGAAGAGTCACATTTTAACTTTGACTCATCAGAAATGACAATAACATTACACCCTTCATGTTCGACTAGATTGTTAATATATGCTAACGCCTCGGCTGGATGCATACCTGAACGTTCAAGGTCATCAAAGATCCACAGTTTTTTATTTAATTTGCTTGCAATATCATTACCAGAGATGTCAATTTTTGCTGATGAGCTAAAACTAACATCATCATCGACTTTTATTCTAAGAGCGCCACTTAATATCCCCTTGGCAATCTTAGTTGCTAGCTTGATACTTTTGTTTTTAAATAAAGGAAATAAACTTGAAAAAATCTCACTATCTATTTCTCTGTTATCTTTAACTCCATATAAACTTATATAACAATACGCATCATTAGGTAAGTTCTTAAGGAAGTTTTTGATAAAGAATGTTTTTCCTGTCCCCCAACCACCGGTAATTAATACTGCATATTGTGGTGATTCAAGATCAATATATGAGTGTAAATATTTGTTTATAGTTTCCAAAAAAAAACCCTTAAAACCAATCGTGACTTACTATGCACATACTAAGCCATAATTAATTTTAAATATAGAAAAACAATAACTTACCATGCTATTTTACCCATCACCCAAGTCTTTCCATCCTGTAAAATATACTCAAGCTTAACCAACGGAATAATCTCACTGGCTGGTATCCCCGTTTTGCGTTGGATGTAATGCGCACTATCATCGGCTTTTTGCATCATCACACACGCATACTGACAGTTATCAATGATCGTCTTTGATACTTCTTGCCCACGCTGAAACATGTTGATGGTGTGAATGTTGTATTTCCGCCCTAGCCTCAATAACTTGCCATGATAGCCCGTTGCTTTGCCCGTGGTGTGGCTATGCTCTGCGACTTCTTCGCAGATTACTTTTATAGGTTTGGCATGTTTACCATCACCAACGCCCCATGCAATTGAGCAGAAACGGTCAAAATCTTCTTCGGTTGTTTCTCGTTTTGGATAATACGCAATCTTAAACCCTTGCTTGGTTTTACGCCCTGCAATAACGGCAATGGCAAAGTCACGCAGGTTGGAATAGCTACGAACGACCCGACCCGCGAGTTTTCCTTGGTAGTCATTCAAGGGATCAAAAATTACGACTTGGTCGGTTGCCTTAACAAACAGCTTTTTGGCTGCGGATGTTTTCCCGCAGCCAGACATGCCAACCGCATACGCATGATGATTATCTAGCGTATTGTTTTGGTTAACAGGTTGGAGTTTCACGCGGTCACCTTTTCGTTATCATCATCGTTCGCTGCCTTCTTCGATTTTATGTCTTCTAGCTTTAACTGCCTGACTTGCATCATGCTGCTGAACCCTAATAAACCAATTGCAAACAATGCCATGATTTCATCCATATACGGTTCTAACCATGGCGGTGGCTTACCGCCGTATTTCACGATCAAAGGCGCAACCTTATAGGCTACGTTTTCGGCTTGGTCTGCATCAAATTTGAAGTCTTTGTGCACCGCCATTTTCAGTGTTGATTCTGTTGCCATTAACCCCATGAACACGATACCTGCTGCCGCTTCAATGGACATGGTTTCGGGTTCTTCTTTTGCTTTAACGTCGGTTTGTGTTGGATCAAAATCGACATCGTCATTGAAGCTATTGGTAAATCGTTTTTCATCTTCTTCTGAATGATGTTCAATCTGTTCGGCTTCTTCTGTCTTGATTGGGTCTTCTAGTTCCATGTTGTTTCCTATAGGTTGATTGGGTTAGTTGAATTTAACGATTGCACCGCCAGTAAGCCCGCCAAGGACAATGCCGCAAAGCACAGCACCCCAACCAATACGCTTTTGTTGCGGTTCTTTTTCGGTTTGATTATCGGTTGTGGTTCGGTTACGGGTTTGCTCTGCAAGGCAGGTGGTTGCTGGCTTGTCTGGTTTAACGATTGGGCTTTTATTGTCTCCGCTTTCACCGCTTGTCTCTGTTGGTGTTGGCGATGCTTCTTCAATGATGCTGGATTCTTCGGGTTGCGCTTGCTCACTGGTGATTAACTCCGCTTTAGTCACATAGAATTGATTGAATACACGTTGAACTGGATCTCCTGTCCGTTGGTCGGTGCCGCATTTATCGCACATTGAGTACAGGAATCTTGCGCGTTTACCCCGCGAGCGGTGCAAGGTACGCACATCACCACATTCGCAGCGTTGACCGCCAGCAGTCGGATTGATTGAGGCGCGTGTTGGCCATCCGTTGTTATCCATTAAAAATGCCCTCCACCACGTTGCTCTAATTCAGCCAATTTCTGATTAACGCCATTCATCCAAACCAACACCAAACGCAATGGTGCGATCAACTTTGAGGCAAACATATTGCCTTTGGCTTTTTGCACTTCTTTATCCAGTTCTACTGTGATTCCTTTCAATTCATCCATTGTTTACGGCTTCCTTTATGCGGCTAATGCGTGGGTTTCATACTGTTCGCGGATTAGCATTGATTTGGCTAATTCCGCTTCGTTATCGGTTTCATTTGGTACTAATGGATCGCTTAGAACGCTTTGCCAGTAAGCGCTTTTTTCTTTGAATCGTTCGTACTTATTAGCGTATTCAATACAGGCTAACTGTTTGGCTTCATTGACGGTTTGGCGATAGGCATCATCATCAGATTTCGATTCCATCGACCAACCACGTGCACCCGCCGCCCAGAGCAAAAAATCAAAGGCTTTCTCTTCGGCTTGCTCACCATCGAAGGACGCGCAATAACTGTTTTTTGTCGTGGCATATACGCCACGACTTTTGAGTTGGTCACGGCTTGCCCGCATTTGGTGTTCAATTTTCGCCAGCCTTGCACTTAACTTTTGTTGTACCTCTTTCGGCTTTTTGGCTTGTTTCGCTATCGCTTTTGCCTTGATGGTTTGGTCATGTTGCTTTTGAAGGCGGCGAATATAACGATCAATCGGTTTGCGCCATTGCTCTAACTTGTACCCTAATTCTTTGATAATCGCTGCCATGTTGCCCGCTTCAAAACTGGCTAAACAATCCCAACCTGGAGCGCGGCTGCAGCGGGCGATGTTATAGCGATTGCCTTTGATTAAACCTTGATTGGCATTGCCGCCTTTAGCGGCATACCCCACGGCTTTAATGATGTAAGTTCCTGCCGCTTTGGTGTGTCTGATTTTTTCTAGCTTGGCAAACCCATGCCCCCAAATGTTTTCGATACGCGAAGCCCACGCTTCAAAGTGTTCACGTTCTACTGTCCATTGCAGCAAAATATGCACATGGGGATTCGGTTCACCATCATCATTGGCTGGACATTCCGCTACCCAAATGTAGTGAAATGGATCTTCTATCGGCTCTAATTCAAATGGCTCGTTGTCAGTATTAATTCCGTGCCAGCCGCGCTGATACATCTTTTTCAAGCCATCCAGAAAACGGGATACCTCTTTGCCAATGGTGGTTTCGCCCGAGAAGATTCTTTCACGTTGCTCGGGTGAAAATGTCGGGGTTAAGAAGGTAGTAAAACCATCATGGCAAGCTGCGACATATGCCCCCGATTCGAAAATTTTGGTAACAGCACGTTGGGTTAGTTTTTCGGTGTAGCGTTCGCCAGATTGGGCTTCGGGTGCGGCACTTGGTCGGGTTTGGGTATGGTGCAAAACGCGATATTGATTTGACCAGTTACGATTCATTAATCTGACTGTGGATAACGGCTTGGTTTCATTGGTCTCTGCTAGCTCGTACAAGGTGTCATGATTGTAGAAAGCCTCGGTGCTGGATAGCACCGTATCACCGCGCTGTAGCTTGCGTTCTTGTCTCAGAATACGGTCTAACGCGGCTTGTTGTGGGTGTGTCGGACTTTTGCGCCCTTGGACAAGCCTATTGTTTTCGTCACTTCGTGCCGCCGCTTCGCGGAGATGTTTAGCGTTATAGTTAGGCAAAGAAGCAGCATGCGCTTTTTGTTTATTGGCAATAAAATCAGTATCTCGGTTAACGCGATTTAAATCCCAAAATTGTTGCGGTGTAACTTCTTGAGGTCGTGGACCACAAAAATCGAATCCTAAAAAACCGCTCTCGAAGGCGGCTTGATTGCTTTTAGTTATATCGGCTGGCTGAACTGCGCCAGCCACATAGAGAACATCGTTAGGTGGCAACATTAGCAATCACCTCCGTTAATTCCTTTCGAGTTTCTTTGATATCGGCCATAAATTGAATCGCGGTGCGGCGTTCGCCCGCCAATCGATAACTCCGCGCCAGCGCAATGCTGGCACGAATGTCATTTTTCAAAAGTTGATAAAGGGTGTTGTTCATTACAAGCCACCCATAACATCAACGGCGTTAGCAAAAGCCTGATAGATGCGACGAAACTCAGCTGCATCATTCAAGAAAAACGCGACATCTTCATGATCGCCATTAAGACGATTTTGACGCGCAATCATTAGAGAACGCTTACATTCACGATAAGCATGGTCAGCCATGTACTGTGCGGTGATTGATTTATCTAATGGGATCGCAACTTCGTGCAATGGCATAGAAGAAACCGCCGCCCCCGAAGGGGCTTTAGTCACTTGCTTAGGGATTCTTTGAATGATCATGATTCACCACCTGCTAATACCAAGTCATCATCAAGAAAGTCATCAACATTTCTCGTCACTAACAACTGAATTTGAAATGGTTGTCCTTCGACTTCTAACTCGGCCAGACCCATGCAATTATCATCAGCGCACACTTCTAGCATTTCAGCGATTAACTGCTCGATAACTTCGGCTGCACGACCAGCAGCTTTGATTGCTTCGCTCATAATGCGCCTCCCAATCGAAAAGTGGCGAGATACTGCCTATACTGACTTTGTTCTTGTTTACGCTCTGATTGGGTTTTGAAACGAAATTGTTGACGCAGTTGGCGGACTATATTTAATGAGTTTTTGGTCAATTCAGGCTTAGGATTTGCGCAGCCAGCCATGTCTGGGCAGGATTATGAGCGATTTATAGAAACTAAATCTTTGAATATACATATTCCAAATAAGTTTTTGTTAGATCAGACCCAAATTCTTGATGTAGCTAAGTGTAGTGATAAAGAAAAATATTGCTTTAGTGAGTTAGCTTATTACTCTGACTATGATTTGTATCTTGTTACTTTATCTATGAAGCTTACGAAAGATGAGCTTAAAAATAACCCGACTGAACAAGTACTGGAAGGTGTTTTGAAGGTTTTTCTAGCGTCAATTAACCCTATGGCAGCTGAATTTTATGGTGCTTCATCTGTGCTTGGAGAGAATGTTAACGCAAATAAGTATTCGCGTGAATCCATCATACTAGGTGTGGATGCCGATGTTGAAGGCAGACAGTATGTAGGATATGCGCGAGTAAAGCGTGGTGAGTATTTAAGTGTTTCTACTAGTGTAGAAGAAACCAATGAATCAGTAATTCAGTTCATCACTCGACTATGTAATATTGTTCGTAGTGGAAACTATCGTGCAAGTTTGGTTGAGGAACATTGTGATTTTGGCGGATAGAAATAAATTTTCATAACAAGGCCATCAAGATGACCCTTGCCACGGCGCATTTTTGGTATGAAATGGCTTGTGAGTTTACGGTGGTCTGTTTAGTTTTGGGGCGGGCAACTTATGGCAGGCGTTATGCACCTAGAGCCAAGATTTTCAATGGTAGATAGTTCATCGCTTATTTCCACGACATCCTTGGCCATTCGTTTAGCGACAGGCTGCCTGAAAGACCGTAGATAAGTTTGTTGTTGCTTTCTTTGCTGCCTTTATTTCTGGCAATTTAACACCATGATTTCAACGTTACTTTGCTGTGAAAGTGTTGGCGCATTTCTTTGCCTATTGGTTTGGTGCAGCAGCCAAGCATGCCTGTATTAGGTTGTCATGCAGGTTTCTCTGGCTCAAATTGTTGAAAGTGAATTGGAATTATCAGAGTATGAATTTGTTGCCGGTATGTCGCAGATTTATCGTGCGTGGAAAGATTTTCGGTCAAGTATGATCGTATTATTGGATGGAGTTGCATAACAAGGCAATTAAGGGTGACCCGTTACACTCGGCAGTTTTGGTATGAAGTTCGGTGTGCTTTGTTAGTTTAGTGCGGGGCACCTTATTGCAGGCGTTAACAGTTTTAGGTATGAAAATTAGAAATCTCAATTTACCCAAAGAAATGATTACAGCCATACAAACAGGATTGTTGCGACGGGATGTTGGTTCGTGGCAACTCAAAACTGATTGTGATAGTTACGGATATTTGCTCGAAACTGAGTTAGGTGAATTTTATGAATCAGAACAACCCATAATTAATGCCACAAAGCAGCTATCATCAGATTTCGTCATTGATGGTGTTTATGGTGTTTATGGTGATGGAAGTTTGCCTGACTACCCCGGAGCCATTCAAGATATAACTGATTTTAGGTATATCATTTGTTTTGGTTCGTCCGGTGATGGCGCACCTTTTTGCTTAGATTATCGTTCTTCAATCGAAGACCCCTCTGTAATTTGGTGGGATGATATTAACCGTCGAGAACGTAAGAAAATTATATGTGAAAAAATTGAAGAATTTTACGAAGCTTCAATTGCTTACACAAATGCTTGCGATCAACTGATCACTGATATTCAGCGCATGACTTATAGATGTGAAAGTGGCTATTATACAAACGACCCTGCCGCTTATGCTTTATTTGAACAGTCAATTTCAAAAATGGAAATGCTGCATGGGCTTTATTTTCAACGAATTGACTTTGATAGTGAAGACTTTGCTATAGATAAAATGCCCCTTATATGGGCTGCTAACTCCGGAGAGTTAGCTCGTAAGACTGTAAATTCTGATGAAGTATATAAGAAATCGAGAGATCATATCAAAAGTAGCTCAGACCGATTAAGTGGGTTGTGTAAGGAACTAATGCACAAGCATATGATTTAAAAATAAAGCAATAAAGGTGATACATTACACTCGGCAGTTTTTGTATGATCTTCTTCTGGTATACACTAACAGCCTTTATTTAAGCGCTGTTAGTGCATTCACTATTAATTCTTTAGTATCTTTCTTAGTGCCCTTGCCGTTTTCATGATTAAAGATACGTTACGACTATCCTGCTCTGCACCTATCTCTAATATCGCAGTACCTGTTAATACTTTGTTTGAAGATATACTTAATCCGTTAGGTGAAATTAGGTTTTCTTTGGCGATTCTCCACCCTATCCAACTTTCGCTTATTCCTACTTCTCGCCCAGTGTACATTCTCATTAACCGTTTACATTCCGGTGGTATCTCTTGGCCTCCATCCCAACGCGTGATGGTTCTCACACTTTTAAAACATAATTCGCTGGTTTCATTCTTGCTTAAACCGCACTCAAATTTGCGAAAAATATAGTTCCCCGTGAGTATCGAAGACACCATGACTTTTGTGAACCTTATCAATAATTACAAAGGCTTATGTTGTCCATCGTCATTATTGTTGTAACGGAAATGTCCTGTTTTTCCTATGGTGATCAGTATCTATCTGATCTATGTGAGATTCACAAACGATGAATGAAAAAGAGTTTTTACGCCTGAATGCTATTAGCGATGTTTGTAAGAAACGAATCCGACGATCAGATGCTGCAGGTATTCTGTCCTTGAGTGTTCGACAAGTTCAGCGACTGATCACTCGCTTTCGTCAGCTTGGCGCTGTTGGTATTACTCATCAACGCCGTGGTTTGCCATCTTCGAACAAAATTAATGAAGATGTTCGACTCAGATGCCTCGAGATAATGCGGGTAATAAAAAAGAAAATACCTTAA